TACTACTAAAATCAAAATACCTAGCGTAGAGCAACAAATAAACGATGGAACACTACAATGCAGATTGGTTACTATAACACGAGTTGCATTGAGATTGTATCGTTCGTATGGTGGTAGCGTAGGTCGAACGTTTGAAGATGCAGATGATTTGATCATGAAACCTAAATCACTATTTACTGGTGATACTGCAATAGTGATACCGAAGATTGCAACAAGTGTTAATACTAACACAGAAATCTGTATAAAACACTCAAAACCTTTCCCATTTAACCTATTAGCGGTTACAAGAGAGGTAGAAATTGGTGGTGGTTTCCCAAATGTTCATGGAATGTGATATTAACCCATCTAAGCACGTTTCGTTAATTCGTGAGTTATACATCAACTTACGTTCGATAGATGCCTTAGAGGTTAAATATATCAATCGAAAAAATTCAAACTATGGAGAAAATGAATTTGTAAACGATATTCTTGGGGAAGATTATCAAAGTCGAATTGTAATTGATAATGATAAACCATTATGTGTCTATGGGGTATCGAACACATCATTAAATGGGATGTATTGCATTTACTTTTTGGGGAGTAAAGATTTTGAACGTAGTTTGACACTACAGAAACAATTCATAAAAGTTAGTAGAAATATCATTCGTGAATGGTTACAAACTAGGAAAGTACTTTTTAATTACATACACAGAGAAAATCACCGCACTATTAGATGGCTAAAATCTTTAGGTGCGGTTATTCATTACGATATTAACGATGGGGATATGGTTTTATTCACATTGAGAAAGGGGGATGCGAATGTGTAACCCTATTGCATTAACCGCAGCAAGTATGGTTGGTACATTGTTTACACAACACCAACAAGGGAGAGCGCAAGCTGCAATGTACAATCAACAAGCAAGGGTAGCAGAGGCTAACGCACGTATAAGTGATCGCAAGCAGCAACAAATTGCAGACCAAGCCTTGCAAGAGCGAGACAAAATGTCCGATAAGATGCGACTTATCCAAGGGCAAAACACGGCAGAAACTGGTGCAGGCGGTTTGATGATGGCTGGTACACCATTACAGTTAATGGCATCTAGCTATGACGAGTACAACAAGGATATTCAAAATTGGGAAACGAACAAAAATAACAGTATTTATAATGAATATCTTAATGGCATGAACTACCGCAACGAGGCAAGCACCGCACGTGCAGCGGCAAGTAACGCTAAATCACAAAGTAGAATGGCAATGCTAGGTACGATATTAAGTGGTGCATCTAGTATCTATGGTTTAAAACAACAATATGCAAGCCAAAATGTAGGTAGTGGTAATAACTATTACAAACCACCTAATGATGCATTAAAAGCTGCTGGTATGCCTAAGATGAAATTCGTAACCAAAGGTGCTATTAGAAATAATAGGTGGGGTATCTAATGAAGTTAATAGGCTATGATAGTAATCAACGCTTAAACACAGTCAATGGCGGTGTGCAAGCTAACATAAATGAAATGGCTTATGGTGGCAACACACAAGGCATGGATAACCTCACAAAAGCCATTGGTGATTTAGGCAACACGATGCTTACAATACAAAAGCAAAAGGAAATGACCGATGTTGTAAATGCAACAAACGAATACAATGCTATGATGAATGATTGGTTATATAACCCTGATAATGGTGCTATGAACCGAAAGGGCGAAAATGCCTTGACTATTCCACTTGATTATCAGAACCAAGAGAAACGAGCAAGGCAGATTATATCCGAGAAATATGGCTTTAAATTCAATGATGCGGTCAATGCTTTTAATAAAGTTGTAGATAATGATATGACTAACACTACAAACACGATCAATAAGTTTGTACGAGGTCAATTTGAAGATAGTGCTATGAAAGCACTAGATATGAATGTACAGAACATATCTAATAATGCGGTAGTAAATGCGAGCCCTGATGCATTCGATGATGCCATGAAACAAGTGAGCGGTAGTGTAGCAGCACAATTATCTAATCTTGGTTACGATGAAAACACTATACGATTACAAGTAAAGAGAGCACAACAAAACATTGCAACAACCATGATTGAAAAGAAAATGGCTGATGATGATTTAGATGGTGCTAGTAAGGTTATCAATCAAGCTGCTATGTCAGGCTTAATCGATGAAGAAAAAATCATGGGTTATCGTCAAAAGGTGCGTAATGCATCAATGGTATTAGCTACATCAGACGATAGCAAGATTGATAGTATCATTGGTGAGTTTGACCCTAATGACCCTGACCTATTAACCAAAGTTACAGATAAGTTATTCACAAGTGGCTTTGGTAAAGTTGCTGGTACTAATGCATCTAATGCAAGCGTTCAAGATGTTATGAATGCAGTAATGGGTCAAGAAAGTAGCGGTAACGCTGGGGCAGTTAATGCTAGAACTGGTGCGTATGGGTTATTCCAAATCATGCCTGAAAATTGGCCTGAATGGAGTAAAGAGGCTGGACTTGCTGGTGCTGATATATCAGACCCAGAGGCACAAAAGAAAGTTGCTGCATTTAAACTTGGACAATATGTACAACGCTATGGTGTAGAGGGCGCATTTGTTGCTTGGTATGCTGGCGAGGCAAACGGCGAACGTTGGAGAGATGGTGCGCCTGATGCGATAGATGGAAATGGCGGTCATTATTCATGGGATGCACCACAAGGTGATGGTGATGAGCCTAGTGTTCGTCAATATATGCAAGAAACGAAAGCTAGATTGTTAGGTGATGGCAAGGTTCAAGAAGAAACACCAGCCGAGGCACAAAAGCGAAAAGATATGATCCAACGTAACGTAGCCACACGATTACAAGTGATGGCGAAACGTAAAGCACAAATTCTTGAAAACCAAAAAGTAGAGATTGAGCAACGTGTAGCAGCAGCTGTTAAGAATGGTGCAACTGATGTTGAAGTATTGAAGATGCGACAAGACTATGCAGAAACACATCCTGAATATCAAAGGGCGATGCAAGGTCAGTTAAACCAAGCACAGATTTCTGTGAATAAGGCAGCCGCAAAAGCATTGCAAGCTAAATCAGCAAATGTTTTAGGTGTTAAGGCTGCAATAGCGAATGGTCAATTCAAATCTATGGGTGATTTAAACAACTTCTTAGGTCAAATGGGTGTGTATTTTACCGCTCCACAATTAGCTGATATTAACCATGAATTTGATGAGTATTCAAATGGTACTGGGAAGTATTCACCTGATATGGCTGGGATGAAGAGTAGCATAGAAAACTTAGCTGGTAGAAAGATAGATGGTGTTGAATGGCAAGGGGTATCAACTGCAGTTTATCCTAAAGTACAAGAGTTTAGGGAGAAAAACGGATATGACCCATCGCCAGCACAAATGGCACAATGGGGTGCTGATGCGGTAGCAGAACAAACAATCGCATCTACAGAAACTGGTAAATATTGGGGTGTAGGTAAACGTGCAAACTTCTTTGGTGGTAGGGGTGCTGCATTATCTTATACGAACGCACAACTAGCATCGCAAGGGATGTATAGCTTATACAATACAACTGGTGCAGACGGTCAACCGTACTATGTGTACAAAGATGCTAGAGGTGAAGAACACACCATAACACCAGCGGAATTAGCTGAAAGGTTAGGACAATAATGAGTGATTATAAGATTACACCTGAACAAGCAACAAATGGTACGTTTAGTGTTAAATCAAACGCAAACGTAAGATTTGAGGGTGGTGTTCAACAACAAGTAACAGACAATTCATATGGTAAAGCTATTAGCAATGCAGCTAGTGGTGTTAGTGATTGGCTAACAAAAGACCCATCAACCGCTACAGTTGATATGAATGCCATGAATGCATTAACACAAACTGATGTTACACCGCAACAAAGCGAAAACTTTGTAAATAAAGTTGGTGAAATCTTACAACCTGCAATGCATCGTGCGGAGCAAATCTATTTGTGGAATAAAGCGGACTGGGCGCAATCAGCATATGATAGTGGTGAGGCACTAGGTATTAGTCCTGACCTTATCATGGCGAGCGGTCAAGATGGTATCAGACGAGCAGAGGCAGCTGCTGCACAAATTAATCGAGGTAAAACTCTTAATGAAGTATACGAGTTGTACCCTGAATTAGTTGGTATCAATTATAAAAACTCCGCAGAGGCGATCACTACTCTTCAAAACCTACAATCTGTAAAAGATACATATGGTGTATGGGATAGCATCCAACAAAGCACATGGGCGATTAACGACCAAATTAAACTAGGTAAAGTTGGTATGGAGTTATCAACCGCTACTGACCCTAAACGTATTCAAGAACTTAACGATGAAGTAGAACGATTACAATCTAATCTATCTAAATATCGTAAAGCGGATGCGTACGATGTATTGGAAACTGTAGCTGGTGCAACTGCTAGTCAAGTATACATGATGGCTGCACACGCTATTATGGGTTCTAATCGTGCTGCCGAGGGTATGGCATTAGGTGCAGCGGTTGGTGCTGCTGCTACCGCACCAGCTGGCGGTAGTGGTGCTATTCCAGCTGCATTGGTTGGGTTAAATACTGGTATTCAAGTCGGTATGGCTGAACAAATGTATCAAATGTCTTTTGGTAACAAGTACCTTGAACTCATTCAAAAACGAGATGCAAACGGCAATCAAGTATATTCTAATGAAGAGGCTAGAAAGTATGCTATGTCATACGCAGCTATTGATGCTGGCATCGAGTTTGTAGCAACCAAAGCTATCGGTAAAGGTATAACTAATGTTGCGCCTAAATCAGCATTGGCCAAAGTAATTACAAATGGCACTACTGATGTTGCAGCAACCTTTGATAGAGGTATTGGTACAACAGTTGCACAGATGGCTAAGAACTCTATTAAAGCTGGTGTACCTGAACTATTTGAAGAGGGTTTTCAAGACATCAACGAAAAGGTGCAACATAACCTTACACGTAAGGATAATGACCTAGAGGGTTATTATAGTGTAGGTGATATTGCTATAGGTTCACTAGATGCAATGAAACAAGCGTTACCAGCGGTAATCGGTTTTGGTGCTATTGGTGGTGCAGTAGGTGGTGTGCGTACTGCAAAGGCTTTTCGTGATTTCCAAAAGCTAACACCTGAACAACAACAAGCAGCAATCATCGCAGAGCAAAACCGCAATGGTGCAGTCATTATGGATAATGTCCGTAAGGATAGTACTACAAATAAGATTGCAAAAGAAAACCCTGAACTATACGGAAAAATCGTACAAGCACAGGGAGATAAGATTGGTGTATCAACTCAATATGTAGATGTAGCGGAATTAGTACAATCTGAAAACGGACAACTTGCTATCCGTGATATGGTAGATAACGGCTTGGTTACACAAGAGGAAGTAAAAGCAGCTATCGAGGCAGATGCACCTGTTGAAATTCCTATTGGTTCGTACGCACAAGTATCTATGAACTTATCTGATGAAACAGTAGATGCATTGAAACAAACCTCTTACTTTACACGTGGCGGTATGTCATTAGCTACGCTAGAACGTGCGAAACAAGAAGTAGATGTTGCTAAATCTGTATTGAAAGACGATACCTCTAAACGTGCGGAACGTATCAAGGATGATATTATTCGTAATGAATTTGAGGGTGCAAGTGATATAGATCGTGAAGTACTTAATGAGGTACTATCTGACCCTACGAACATTAAACGTAACTTTAATAATTTATTGCATACATTGAAAGAACAGTACAGAGAAACCTATGCAAGTGATTTTGACAATGCGGATAAATCAATCAATGATGCGGTAAGTACTGGTATTGAACCACAATGGCTAACTGATTATAAAGCTAATAATGGTGGTAAAGCACCACGTACTAATGCAGAACGTAGACGAGCAGCATATGAGTATAGCCGAGCAACTACAACGGCAAGCCTTGATGGTAATGCTGATGCACTAGCACAATCTGATGCACATTATGCAGATATGGAACATATGTTAATGCAGATTGAAAGTCTAGAGGCAATGAAAGATAAAGTCTTTGAAATTGCTGATAATAACGTAGCATTGCGTATGAACCTAACAAAATCAGGTCATGAAGTATACACAAAGGTTCGTGAACTATTAGAAACTAGTACTAAAGGTCATATCAAGCAACAAGCACACGAGGATGCGTTATTGGTGGCTACTCATGCGGATGTGTTCGCACAAATCATGCGTGAGGCTGGCAATGCACGTTATACCGCTATGGACTACCTCAATACTGTAAGATTTGATATAAATGCTAAATTAAACGGAAAAGATGGTTATGCACAAGCAGCATGGCATGGTTCACCATATGATTTTGATGAATTTGATTTGGGTGGTATTGGCGGTGGTTTAGGTACACAAGCATTTGGCTGGG